TTTTATTCCAGCCTGGATGCCGCCCCAGCCGCGGTTGATGAATTTCGCCATGTTCTGCCAGTCGCGCCCGAAAATCTGCTGCGCGGTGACGGCCCGCATGGTCGGCGAGAGGCCGCGCAGCCGATCGGCAACCATGCCGAGGCTTTTATCGAGCGGCATGATCGCCAGCTGATTTGCATCCAGGCCGAGGCGCTGGAAAGCCTCGTTCGCTTCCTTGCTTCCGATCTGCGCTTCGCCAAGTGAGCGCATGAGATGCCCAAGTCCCTTGTCGAGGCCTTCCACATTGTCGCCGGCCATCGCCGTCAGGCCGCCCATCGTCTCGACGGAGGTGCCGAACATGCTTGCGGATTTGCCGATTTGCAACAGGTCGCGATTGCCGTCTTTCCAGACGGCCTTGGCCTCGTCAAATTTTTCCTTGGCGATGAGAATCCCGGCGGTCGCCAGGCCGATCGGACCGGCAGCGGCCAGCGCCCCAGCCGGCCCGGCGCCGGCGCCGCTTGTGGCCGCCGCGTCCTGCTTGAACTTCTTCATGGTGTTCGCGGCGTCGCCCATCTTCGCCTTGAAGTCGCCAATGTCGGCGGTTACTTGCGCGGATAATTTGCCGATGGAATTGGCCATAGAGTCGCAGCCGCCTTAATCGATTTTGCCGCCGGAGGCGACGGCCCAGCGCTTCATGATGTCTTTCATTTGTTCGGGCGTTTGCCTTGGCCGCGCGGCGTCCAGGCTGAGGAAGAAGTCGGCGGGAACTGCTGCCCGCGCTCCTTTCGGTCGCCATGGATTCGCATTCACGATAGCCGCCGCAATCTTACCGGCCCGCAGATCGGCGCGAAGTTCGCCGAACGGCTCGATCCGCTCGAAGGCGCCCCATTCGATGAACTGCTCCGCCGATATTTCCGCGAGCATAGCATCCACATCCGGCCGCCGCATCGCTAACGCGAGGCGCAGGGCAAAGAGCCGTTGCGGCCGGGCACGGAGTTTTTTTCCGCTTTCTCCTGGGCGTCCTTGTCCATGCCCGAAAGACGGCGGGCGGCCTGGAAGAGCGCGTCAATCGCACTGGCTGGCTGCGCCTGGAGCTTCGGGAGATCGGCTTCGCCGAACAGAAGGGTGCCGGCTTCATCGATGCACGTCATCGCGACCAGCTTCGCGCGCACCGTGCCGCGCGAGCTTTCCTTCTCTTCATCGCCGAAGATTTCTTCGAAGATTTCCCGGTCGTAAGCGCTGAGGCCGCGAACGCGGACCTCGCAGCCCCACTCGGCCACGGGCACGATCTCCTCGCGCACCGGCTGGCCGGCGAGAATTTCCGCCGCAGTCGCCTTCGAAAGCAGTCCCATTTGGCCCTCGCGTTTAGTTAGCAACCATCAGCACGTCGAGCGCCTGGGCGCCGGTCCCGGTTAGCGCCAAGGTCTTCACGGTACTGCTAACAGCCGGCGCCGCCGTCGGCGCGAAGCCGATCACGTCGCCAGGCTGCAGCGTGAGCGAGAACGTGGCGCCGAGCAGCGTGTAAGGATTGGCGCCGCCCTGGGCGACGGTGATGGAATTGGCGTTGCCCGCTGGATTGCGAAAAACGACATATTTCACGACCTTGCCGTTAAAATTGACGGTCGTGCCGCGGTAGCTCAGCGACGTAAGATCGAGCGTCAAGGCGCCGCCGGAGAGCGCCGCCTGCTGCGCGGCGACGGCCGTAGCTGCCGGCGCTCCGGTTGTGAAGATTTTCGACAAGACCTGATTGGTGACTGCATCGATGAAAGGATCATCGCCCGCGGCCAGCGTTTCGGTGACCTGCAAACTGATCTGGCCGGAAACTACCAATGCGCCCATGTTTATTGCCCCTTGGAAACTCGCAAAAAGTCTAATTAGCTGCCCAGCGTGAACGTGAGCGGCCCAGTCAGTTCGATTTCCAGCTCGCAGAGCGCGACTTCGTTCTGCTCCGCATCGGCGAAGGTGTTGCCCAGCTTCACGATGAAGCCGTTGCCCTTGACGCGGCTGGGCGTCGTTTCGGCGCCAGCGAGCGGCCAGGAAATTCGCCACAGCTTGACGACGCGAATGTAGCCTAGCAGCGTGTTGTATTGTGCTTTCGTGAAGGCCAGCGTGGCCGTCAATTTGCCCGGATCGATCATGCCCGGGAGCTTTTCGAGCGTCGCATTTGGCGAGTTGAGATTCGTCGCCTTGACAACTCCGACCAGCCTCTCGGGGCCCTTGATTTCGCGGACTTCGGCGATCGCCACGAAGGTGCTGCCATCGCCATTGTCGTTAACCTCAAGCGTGGTTGTATAGGTATGGACGGCACTCGTGGCTGGCATGTTTCTACCTCACAAAGATGGCAGACAGCGATCGGCCGCTGCGGGCTGTTCAAGTTTAGGATTCAAACACAATCTGCAGGTCGAAGCCGATGCGGTAGAGCCCCACGTCGTCGGCATGGGCAGGCTCGCTGTACTCGCTCCGAATGCTGCCGTTATCCACCGCGGCCTTCTGGACGCGCGTCGCGCCCATCATGCCCCGAAAGCCGTGCAGGCCGCCGGCGGCCGCCGGCTGTGTCATCGTCCTGGCAACGGATTTCGCCTCTTCCTCGCTGACGATGCTCCAGCAATCGATCTGCATGGTTACCCATTCTGGGCTGGCCGGGCCGTCCATGTTCAGGGGCATCCCGCCGGCGATCTGCTGAAACGTAATCGCCGGATAGCAGCCGAGGCCGGTCTTTTCCGGCAGCCGCACCGGATACACATTGCCGCTGACGATCGCCGAAGGGGCATTCGAGAGCAGCCAGGTTGAGAGATCCTGATCGATCATTTGCCTTGCGCCGCCTCTGCCAGGCCAGCCTCCATCACCTCGCGCATGGCGTCGAAAACCGGACCGCGCGAGCTTTCCAGAGCGGGGCGCATGAAAGGCCTGGCCCCCATGCGACCCGTGCTTCTGCCGGTGCTCTTCTGCACGCGCGGGCCGGTGCCGAATTCGACCAGATGGGCGTAGCGCGTGGGATTTCGATAAATCGGCTTGCCTTTGTACTTGCCGCTGCTGCTCATGCCGATTTCCTGCTTGAAACCACGGCGCGGGCCCACGATGGCCACAACAATGCCGCTCTGGCGGTAGACCTTGATGCGACGGCCGAGCGACTTCCGCAGGAGGCCGGTATCGTTCAGCGAGCTCGGGACGCCCGCCTTCATTTCCGCGAGCAAAATCCTGGAGCCGGCATTCACGGCAGCCTTCAAGGTCTTGCGGCGCATTTTGGGGTCGAGGCTTTCGAGTCGCCGAATAAGCTCCTCGAGGCCAGTGATCCGCATTTTGACCGTGAAGCCCATCAGGTCACCTGCTCAATCGCTTGCACAATCAGCTTCCGCCCCTGTTCCTCGACGTTGAGCGATTCCTTGATTTCGAACACGCGGCAATTCGTCGGAAAAGCGACGCTCAGATCGTTGTTCGCCTGCCAGGTTCCCGGCCCGAAGAGAATACGCATCGCTGGGCCTACAGCCTTAGAGGGCGCGGCCCGCAAGACCAGCCCGTGCGTCACGTCGGGCCGGATCTGCATGCCCTGCCACAACTCGCGGCCACTGATCGGCTCGATGCTCGCCCAGGCCGTGCGGATCGTGACCCAGCGCGGCACCGGGTTGCCGAAGTTGCCGCGCGTGCTGCCCTGATCCTGTTGCAAGAGGACCGTATGCCGCAGCAGCCCTGAATTGATCTGGCGCTTCTGGGCCATCAGTGATATTCCCCGATCCAGAGCCCGGCAAAGAGGTCGTCGAGAAACTTCTGATCCGGCTGCTCGCGGTTCTCGAACATATAGGCGACGCAGCTCCGCAGCCGGTCGCGGATCTCCAGCGGCACGGTGTCGGCGGTCGTGCCATAGCCGGCCGTGAAACTCACCGTGATTGCATCGGCCCGGGGCAGAATGACCGGAAAGACCTGATTGTAAACCAGCGTGATGCGCCCGGGCTCGGCGTCGGTGTCGACGTTGTAATTCGACGAATTCCACGTCTGCGTATTGCCGCCGATGTCGATGTAGGTGATCGAATCGACGGAAATGAGCGGCGAGCGCGGCAGGCGAATCACGCCGTTGGTCGTGCCGTCAAAACCGCCCGAGCTCCCAAACGGCCAGTCATCCACCAGGAAGCGCGGCCAGCGAATGGGCGAATCGCTGGGCCAGGTGTCCATCGTCATGCGCCAGGCCTGGCTGACCAGGGCGCGATCAATGATGCGCTCGCAGCGCTGCCGGGCGGCCGTGATCATGTCCAAAATGATCGAATCTTGCGTCGTATCGCCGGAGTCGATGCGCAGGTAATTCTTCGTCGCCGTGAGATCGAGCGGCTCCACTAAGGGCGGCGTCACTAATTTAAGACCGTAACGCATTCGGCTGCCCCGCGCATGGCCTCTTGCCGTTCCCGGTTAAATTCGTCCGTCTCCCAGCCGATCAACTCGCGGTTGGAAAACTGCTTATAGCCGTCGTGATTGACCTCAATGCCCTTCGTCGCAAACAGCTTTGCTCCGCGTCTGCGGGCTTCGCGGCTGAATTCCCAGTCCTCGCTGCGGACCTGGGCCTCCAATTCGCCTTCGTCCAAGTAGACCGGCTCGCCGTTGCAATCGAGTAGCGGCCGCCCGCCGGCGTCCTTCTCGACGATGCGGCTCAGCGTCTGGAAGGTCATCGGCCCTGGATTGTCCACCCAGGGCTTGCGCAGATCGCAAATCCAGAGGCCCGTATTCAGCAGCAGCTCGCCGGCGACATCATCGTCGCCGAAGGTGACCGGCAGCTTGTCGATTTCCTTCATCGTCAAGCGGCGCGGATACCACGGATCGTCACTCTCGACCGCGGTCGATGTTGTGCCCAGGTCGCACTTGATGCGCACCACGGCAGAGACGATGTCCGCCTGCAGCCGCTCCATTTCCCGCAGCAGCATGTCGAGCCAGCCGTACTGCGGGCAGATGTCGTCATGGATCATCGCGAAATGCGTGATCCCCTTCTTCCGTATGTTGAGCGCCGTCGTCCAGCAGCGGTTGAAGCAATGGTCAAGGATGCTCGAATCCGTCCAGATGCGCACCACCGTGCAGCCGCCGAACGTCGGCGCCAGATGGAAGCCCTCGGAGGCGCCGAAGGAGACTGACGGCCCGCGCCTCGGCATGGCCAGCGCTACAACCGGCTTGGCATATTTCTGCCCTTCGGCCGGCCTCACGATCACGAGCACTCCTGCGCGGTCGATGATCTTGCCGCCGCTTCGCACCAGCCGGTTGACCTCAACCGTGACGGCCGGATCCTGGAGGCTCTCGTAATCGTGGAATGCGAGCAAACCCCCCGGCGCCAGCACTCGCAACGCCTCTTCGATGTCCTTGCGAACCGCCGCCTGCGAATGATCGCCGTCGATGAAGATGAACTGAAACGCCCGGTCGGGCAGATCCGGAGCGATCTCTTCGGTCGTGCCGGCGTGAATGCAGGCCCCAACGCCGTAGCGGTGCATATTGGCGACAATCTCCCGCGACAGGTCGCACGGTTCCCGCGTCGCCCTCCCGTCGAGAGGATCGATCACATGCAGCGAAGCCGCTACCTGCGCCATGCAGATTGTCGAGCGCCCGGCATAGGCGCCGATTTCGAGGCAATGTTTTGCTTCGGCGTAGTCGGCGAGCAGGCGGCCTTCGGGTTCCGTTAGCCAGCCCCTCACGTCCGCGGGAAATTTCCATTTTTCCGGTATGCTCATGCGGTCCTCACCTGCGACTTCGGTTGCTTGGGCGCGCTCTGCAAATTTGCATCGGCCCATGCCACCAATGGCTCGCCGTCGGCCTTGCTCAGCGGCTCGACGTGCCCGCTGGTGAACACGAGCAGATAGTCGCCGGCCTCCGTGGCCGGCTCCTCGATGCTGCGAATGTCGGCGACGCGCACCCGGCGCCGGCCGATTTTGACGAATTCTGCCATTCGGTTCCCTCGAATGAGGATGCGATATGAAAAATGGGCAGGCAATCGCGCCGCGACGCCTACCCTTGATTGTTAGATGATCGCTGAAGGCGGCGGGCTCTTGCCGTATTTCGCCGGATAAAGAACAAAGACGACGGAAGTCGTCACGTTCGTCGACGTCGCCAGGGCGACGGTGACGCAGGTGAAGCCGTTCGCCGTGTCGAGATCGGTTTCATTGACCTCGATAATGTTCATTTGGTCGACGCTGGCCGTGTTGTCCGGCTGATAGCTGTTGCCGGAGACAGTCACGTTCGTCAGCGTGTCGCTGTTGCCGCTGGCGCCGGCATTGAGGCACTGCCAGACCTGCGTGAAGGCGAGCGTCTTGCCGCTAGTATTAGCCACGTCCTTGCTTTGCGTGAGCGTGATGGCGCCCGCGGAAGGACCGACACCATTTTTGCAGGCGATGATGATGAGGCAGCGGTTATGATTCCGCATGTTGACGATGTCGGTGCGGCTGGTGCTCGGCACTTGTGGCGAAAGGCCCATCACAACCTTCGTCCCCTCGACGCCGAGAAGCATATTCGGATTGATCATTTCTTTTGCTCCTGAAAATCGACCGCGCCCTGCGCCGGAGCGCCGGGCAGTCCCGGTCAATCGTTAGCGGGTTGCCAAGGTGACGAACGGGGAATAGGTGTTGCTGCCATTGAGCGGGCTGGCGACCTGACTCCACCAGGGAATGCCGCCCATACGCAGGCTGAATTTAAAGGCCGTCAAGTCCTGATCGAACCACAGATGCATGCTGACATCGACCTTCGGATTGGGACCGGACTTGAGCAGCGCCAGGTATTGGCTGAAGTCGGCGAGGATGATGTCGCCGACCGTGCTCAGCGAGGCGCAGGCCTGCGTCGGGATGCAGGGGCGGCCCATCAGCGTGCCGTAGGGGCCGGTGCTGTAGCCGCCGGGCGGAACGTAGAAGAAGTAGCCCCAGGTCGTGACAAAGTTGCCGGTATTGTCCGTGCCGGGCTGGCTGAGCTTGAAGAGTTGCGGCTCGACTTCCTGGTTGTAGAGCCATACGGAATTGGGCCGGCTCGGGCCGTAGCAGCGGTTATACATCTTCTGGATGTTGCTCGCCACAATCGTGCCCGTCTGCTGGCCGGATTCCTTCGCGACGCTGACGGTGGCCGGATGGCCGACAATGCCATAGGGCTGGCCGACGCCGTTGCCGTTAATCAGCGCATTGTTGATCTTGAAGAGGATTTTTTGCGGGGCTTTCTTCCGCAAATAGCTATCCATAGCCGCGACATCTTCCATGATCTCCTCGGTGAGAGGAACCAAAATCCGAAGCTTATTCAGCTTCACGGTGCGTTCCGTCAGGGCAGGCTTGCTCTGCGTGGCGGCCGCGGCTTCGCCGTCCCAGTTGGCCAGGATGCCGCCGGAGGTCTGCCACGGCGTGGTTTCGTCGACCGGCTGGGTGAAATTGTTGCCGGCACAGGTCACCTGATCGCAGCGGGCCAGGAGCGAATCTTCGCCCTGGAGCAGCACCATGATGGCCGTGCGAAATTCAGGCGGAACCGCGAAGCCGCCATCGGCGCCGGAACCTTCGTTGCCGTAAGTCGTGGCGGCGGCGAGCTTTTCCGAAAGCTCCAGGCGCCGGTCGATCTGGCCGCCCTTGATCGAGGCGCGACGCACACTCATGGCGAAATCGCCCAGGCTATGGAAATTCCAGTTCGGGCTAGGATTGACGTATTTCAGGGCGCCGACTTCGACGCCCCTGGTGATCTGGACATCGCCCTGGCCGTCGCCGGTCAGGGATGCCGGGTTATCGGCCTGCGTCTTGCGGCCGGTGCCGGTGAGCAGCAATTCGGATTGCTGGCCCAGCTTTTCCAGCCGGTCAATATCGGCCTTGGTGCGATCGAAGCTGCCGAGAGTCGAGTCCAGTTCGGCGGCCTCCTCGGTCGTCAGGTCGCGCTTCTCGTCGGTCGCCTTCGCCGCAATGGCCTGCGAGCGCTCATTCAGAACGGCGAGGCGTTGGCGGAGTTCCTCAAGGATCATGATGCGGCCTCAGTTGGGTGTCCGGCCGCGCAAAAAGAAAGGGCGCGGCAGTTGGGTTCGTTCCCAACGAACTGCGCCCGATAACTCTGGCGTGAATTCGTTCTTCCGGACGGCGAGGCAGCGGCATAACGCCGCGGCCCGCAATCCTGTCGCATCTAAATTTAACTATTGGATTCGGTGGATGTCAAATTCAGGCATTGCCTGAACCTCCACTGGGAAGGCGTCCGGGCGGCGCCGAGCCGCCATCCTGTGAATCCCGGCTCGTCCTTGGCGGCGGCTGCACAGTCGGCTCGCCTTTTTTCTCCACGCCCCCGCCCGGGCTGCTGGGCTGGTGTTCCGATTTTCCCGCCTCGGGGTGCTTGTTATAGCCTTCATCTTTGGACATGGTTCGCTCCTTGTGGAATGGTTTCGGTTTCGTTCAATCGCTTCGCTGCCGCCGCGCTGCCTGGTCGGCTTTCCGAATGCGCTCGCGGCGGGAATCCAGGACCGGGGTGCGCGGCGTCGAGGTCTTGCCGTCCTCCTTGTCGAGGCCCAGGGCCCGCCGGTGCGCCTGCAGGTGGGCGATCACGTGCTCCGGCGCCTTGTCGCCGCTACGGGCTCCATTCGCGGCGGCCCAGGCAGCGTTGAGGCCGCCGCGGTGCAGGTAGAGCGTCCCGCTGGTATAGACGCCCTCATCGCCGAGTTCGCCGCCCTCGACGAAGTGGTGCGGATAGCCCCAGGTCGATTTCTTGTCGGGCTCGCCATGCTCGGCGAATGCCACGCGCGGAAGTTTGCCCTTATCCACACTGCCCCATTCCGGCTCGCTCTTCGCTGTTTCGGAATCGTGGGACAGGTTTGCGCCGAGCATTTCGAAGCGATGCGCCAGGTAACGCTGCAACCAGGCCTGGCAGCGGCGTTGGATTTCTTCGGGCGAGCCCTGTGGAAACATGCCGTCGAGCATCTGCGATGCGAGCCG